CAGCGTTAGCATCTTCAATAGCAAGACGCTCTGCCTGAGATGCAACAGATGTAATGTTGAAAGGACGCAGAGCAGGGATCTGGTCAATGTTGATCTTACCTGAAGAGGTCAACTGAACCAGCGCAGAAGGAACAGCGTTGGTAGAGTATGGTTGGTTCAGGTATGGTCCAAGGTTGTTGGAGATATAGTCTCTAACAGATGCCTGTGTTGGCAGCAGTGCATCAGACGCAAATGTGCCACCCAGGTTGTCATCATCGGAGAAACCTGTGATGGTAATTGCACCACCAACGATCTTAATCGAGGACAGTTCGGAGATACTAACAGTACCAACGAAACTAATAGCACCAGTTCTGTTGAAGATAGTAACGAAGTTACCAACCTTGAAGTCACCAAACTCGTTAGTACCAGAGGTATAGACCTGACCGAAGGATTCTTCTGCTGCTTCAAATGCAGTGCCAAGACCAAAACCACCGTTCTGTGGCAATGCAGCGTAAGTATTACCAGAACCAGAGAATTCCCAAGTGTGGGAAGAAGAGTTACAAACAGAAGGTCTGTGGAAGTTGATTGTAGCGTTGTGAAGATTGCTGAGTGGCAAACTTCCTGCAGCGTAAGTAGCACTGTTAGTGGATTGATAGCGATTAGTACCATCGCTAAAGTCCATTGCAATGTTGGTTGTAATATCTGCAACAACCTGAGTACCTGGAGAACCACTAATTACATTAGTCTCCAGAATAATATGTTCTACAGCTGGGTTTGTAGAAGTAAATCCATCAATCTTAATAATATAGTCTTCAACTGGGATGTTAGTCAGTGTAGTTCCACTAACTCGAATAATCTGTCTACCTGTTGGAACCCCATTACCGTCAAGTTCATCAGAGATATTGTCAATGGTACCAATATCAAAACTATATGGGTCTGCTCTAAATCCAGTCGCTCTTAGAGCATATGTACCAAAGTTGGATGCTGAGTTAGTGACAGAAGCGTAACCACCAGACTGACAAAGAATACCATCTTGGCAGAAGATTGCGAAGACGGACACCAACTGAGTATAACCATCATTACTAATATTATACGCAGTACCACCGAAGGAAATGATGGTGAATGCGTTAGCAACCATCGACTTACCTTGTGGATCAAACTCTGCAACAGTTTGATTCTGTGAGTTGAGTTTGAGACCTGGGCGTGGTACGTTAGGTGTAGCAACCTTAGCACCATCAATTTCACAACCAGAACCACCAAGGAAGGAGATCAGAGAAGAGTTCTGAATGTATGGAGATGCCTCAATAACAGGAAGATCGAGGTTATTTGAAAGCAGTGGGAATGAATACAGTCCATTGTTCTGCTCAGTAATAACAGGATCTGGAGTTACTACAGTTCCAGAATATGCAGTAGCACTAGAAAGAACGTTGTCTAAGATACCCCAGTTAGTAACCAAAGCAGATACAACGTTTGCACACTCTGGAGAACTACTATCTACAGTGATAGAACCGTTGGATATTGGATCGATCTGAGAGAATTGACCATCTTCTAATTGATTTCTAATTGCATCAATTGCAAGTTCTTTAGCAGCAGCAAACGTTGCACGAGTATATTCTACTTCTTCTGGAACGTGTGCTACATTAGCTCCACTAATATAGAGGTTTGCTGCCTCAATAGTCTTGGAGTTACCACCATAACGCAAGTCATGTTGGAATGCTCTTAGAATCTTTTGAACATCATCGATGCATTGCATGTCGCCAGGAGCGACAGTTCTAGTTACACCGTTGAGGTTACCAGTACCAGAGTTAGTACCAATGGCATTAGTAAGAATACTTGTGAATGTTGTGATTGAAGCGGCAACATCTTGACATGCAGGACTTGCAGCATCAACAGTTACTGTATGAGTATACTGGGTGATAGATGTGTGAGACGTTGTAATAGTCTCATTTCTCATGGCTTGAATTGCCATGTCACGGCAGTGATTGAAGACCTCTACAGATCTATCTTGCTCACCAGCAACGTGTGCACCTCTGATATAATAGTTGGCAGCATCATATACTCTGTCATTACCACCCCATCTGAGGTTATGTGCTAATGCCAGTTGGAGGAAGTCTTTAGCATCATCGATGCAAGCTTGGTTTCCAGTTGGAATAGTAAATCCACCATTAGCAGCAAGCATTCTGCCGACTGCTTCTTCAGCAATCAGTTCAGCGTTTGCATAGATGTTATCAGCGGCATCTGCATAGCGATCTGCATATGGTTCGCTACCAGGTGTCCTAAATGGTTTTCTGAAATCATTAAATGTACCAGCAGTTCCAGTTTGACCATCAGCACCACTGCCTGCAAGGGTCAATACAAACCTTCTATCATCAATAATATCTGCAATGGTGTGAGTTCCATTGACAGTAGCATTACCAGAGGTTGCAATAGTTACGGTAGTTGCAGTTCCACCATCACTAGAGAACAAATTATGACCTCGCTTGACGAGGAATGTTGCTTGGTTACCTGATACACTCCAAGAAGTAATAGGGCGAGTAACTCTTTCTCCAAGTGCACCAAAGGTTGTAGGTCCAATAGTTAGAGAAGACGTTCTAGTAATAGAATTCTCGTAGTGGGACTTGACGTAAGAATATGATTCTTCTGCAATAAATTCTTGGTTAGATTGAATTGCATTTGCACCATCACGGAATCTATCGGAGATATTCACCTTCGAGAAACCGAATGGTGAGTTCCTCATCGATGCCAGAACATAGTTGCTGGACGAGATTACAGTTTGGTCACCAGATGGATTTAGTGATGCGGAGATATTTGTAATATTTCCTCTGACAACAAATTGCAGAGAGTAACCATCAGCACGCTCAATGCGATGTGTGATGTACTTTCTACCATTGAGGTCTGCAAGGTTATCGAGAACTGTTACTCCAGAACCAGATGATGAAGTAACGTTGTCACCTGTAGTTGGGGAATCTGCTTGCTTAAGTACAACAGTAACAGTAGTGTTAGAGCTATTATAGCGAGCATAACCCATACCCAAGTCTGTGTTAGTCGGCAGGGTTGGTGTTCCACTTCCTAAAGAAAACTGACCGATGTGATATGTTTTACTATATCGAGCATCATCACCAGGGAAGTTGAATGTAAGACCACCTTCTCCAAGAGAAATCCAGTTGGAGAACAAGGTGCTTGTAAGACTATTATCTACACTAGATAGAGTTACAGTAATTTCACCACCACTGATGGTGTAAGAACTGTTTACACTACCACCAAAATTGATTGCAGAGTTTTGGAAACCGTAGATATTGACTTCTTGACCTACTTCGTAGTCGTGGAAATCCGAAGATACTGAAGATGTGGCAAGGTTGAAAATAGGACCATTGTAAGTCGATACGGTTGACAGAGAACTATCAATCGTTGCAATGGTAAGAACTTTCTCAGAGATATCAAATCTCTGGAAACCTTTACCAGAATCTGTTAAATCAATTGTGACTGGATCGTCACTACCATTTGCTGCTTTCTGTACAGCGTTTGCTGCAGTTGCTGCAATACGAATCCAATCTTTGTTTTCTACATATACAAAGTAGTTGGTGTTAGTTGTTAAACCACCGATACCACCTTGCTTACCTGCACGATAAGTGATACCATCTCCAGTGGTAAACTCATGCCTCTTAATATAGACGTTATTAGACTCTGGCATTACAGAGCCGTATTGGAACCTATGATACTTACCTGTTGTTCCTACTCCAGTGATATCTCTTATGCCTTGAGTTACTGATGTTGCAGCAGTAGCATTAGCATACGTATCATATAATTCAAAAGTATTAGCATCAACTACTCTAACATAATATACTGTTGTATCAAGTAAACCTGGAACTGGAATACTATCTTCAAATTTTTCATAGTAGACAGCAAAACCTGTCTCCATACCATGACCATTAACAGTCAATCTATTATTGGTGGTATTGATATTACCAGTTAATGCCTCAAATAACAGTTGCTCTCTTTCAGTATCAACAGTATGTTGATAAATTTGGTTAGAGATTGTCTCAAGTTCTGGTCTTAAAGATTCAGCGTCAATAACGTCAAATCTGTCAGATGGATTATTGTTTATATCGGTAACAATACTAGCAAAGTCAACATTGCTATAGAACAGTTTTTCAGCGTCCTGGAAGACATCATTGACGCCAGAAGTAACCAGGATTGTAACATCACCTGTTGAGTAGGGAGATGCCTGAGGACCTGTAAAGTTAACTGCTTGTACTCTACCTTGTGTACCAGAAGAACCACCCTGAACATAAGCATCAACTAAGAGTGTTGCATTGTCTCCCGTGTGGTTATTGAATGTAACCTTAAAGATGTTTTCACCACGGAATTTGTCACCAGGTGCAGATGGAACCTGACCTAATTCTGGTTCATAGTACAGACGTTGTTTATCGTCAAATACGAACGCATACTTCCAGGTGTGGATTACTTTACTCTGTGGATCTGATGGATTCTGTAAAGCATCTCGGAATACAACACCAAAAATGTACGTCTCGTTAGACGCCTTGATCATGTGACGATCTTGGTTCTGCGGTCTAACGATTACTCGACGCAGGTTGTCACCGATCAGGGAGCAGTTTCTTGGCAGTGAAATTGGGTTGTCTTCAAAATACTCACCACCAGATACGATGATAGATACGTATTCATCATCGGGATCAGGAACTGCTTTCTGTAAACCGTATGCAATTTGTGCTGCTTTTTTGATGGTAGCAACAGGTCTCGCTGCAGAGCGACCATCATTGTCATCACTACCAATAGTTTGTGAAACGTATACACGACCACCAGTGTCATTGGTAGCAACTTTATATACGAAGTCTGTAGTAGCAACACGTCTCGACTGATCACTCAGAGGAGGAGTATCTGCTGTTGGGAAAAATGTAGTACCAAACGTTGGACTAGTAACGTCAGTATCTTGGAAGTTGATTAGGTTGGGACCACGAAGATCCAGCGCTGGATTGATGATTGTATCAATATCCAGGTTCGTAACCTGTGCAGTATCAGAAATGATAGAACGAGTGGTTCTAATCTGACCCTCAACATCAAGCTCAAACTGGGGGTCAGTGGTATTGATACCAACACGAACGTTCTGCTGTACGTTTTTATTTACAAAAATCGCAGGTTTTTCTAGAGCACCAGTACCTACACTGACTTCTAGAGATTCATCTCCTTGAAGACTAAGAGAACGTACTCTTTTATATGCTAAAGTATTACCAGCAGTAATTGCTCCAGTAGAGGTACTCTGGAAAGAAAGATTATCGTCGTCTACCTTTGTTACGGTGTACGTACCGTCAGTCTCACCGCCCGTAAGGAAGTCAATGTACAGTTTTTCAGTTGCAACGATACCGTGTGCAACCGAAACAATATTTACTAAACCACTCGCAGATCTGCTATAAGTGGCATTAGTCCACCTACCTGTAGGTTTAGCGCCTGACGCTTCAATTCTCTGTTGGTCGGTATTAAACTTGAGACTCATTTATTTGTACTCCGAATCCTTAGGATACGACTGTGATGTCAACAATTCCAATCCACGTAACCGTGGAAGATGTAGTTACTGATTCAACTTCAAAGCTGAAAAAGGGTGCGCCACCAATTTGGAAAGCGTCTGCAGTTACACTCCACTCTTCCTGTGCTGGTGGATTGTTTCTGATCGTCTCTTCAAAAGTAGAAACAACAGAAGGCACCCCAGAACCATTGGTTGTAACCAGGACTTCCATCACCGCAGCATAAACATACTCATTATTAGTTGTCTCTTGACCAAACACTCTAGCGCTAATAAAAGCAACACTATCATTCGCTAAAGGTGGAGTATTTGTAGCAAGAGGTGTTCCACCATCTAAAGACAGCTGCATTGTGTTGTTTGCAGCATCAGTCTGCCTCTTCATTATATAGACATCCCTATTGGCATCAGTGAAATGATCACTGATCATGTGCATTTGCGAGATGTTCTTGAGGGCAAACTCAGTATTTACTACCTCAGTAGAACCAACCGCAAAGCCACCAATAGATGAAAAATTCTTGATTGGCATGACTTTAGATTACCTTAGGTTATTTATACCTTGACCTTGGTGGTTGTGAACCTGCCAGTAAAGGTTGTGGACGATGTTGCGGCACTTGATTTTGCCAGAGAGATGTTGACGCTAGAACCGACAACCGCTACACTTGCATCAACCAAATCATTATCAGATGTTACCGAATTAGTAACTGTTGCATGTGCATCAGTACCTGCTGCAGCACAAACTACGGTAACCTCAAGCATGTGAACCTTACCATCATCACTCTCAATAGCAACCAAGACTTTAGCGCCTTTATACTGTGCTTTATCAAATGCAGTGATGGTCGCAGATGTGCCGAATGATGTGAGTTGACCACCTTCTACGCGACAATCGTCAAGTTCAACGAAGTCTGCTGTAGAATCCATTACAGTCAGGTAGTTATTCGCTCCACCTGCCTGCCAAGATCTGTTAATTCTCAGACCTGCTTCGGATCCACTACCATCATATGTAATGAAGTTCTTACTATTTAAACGAGTTACATATTCGTTATAGAGAACATCGTTACGAGTAAATGGTGTACTCGGACTGGTAATTGCATCAACTTTAATAGTAACGTCTTGACTTGGAGTTAGACCACCCAGTTCTGTACCTTGGATAGTAATAATTTCACCAACTTCATATCCAGTTCCGCCAGTGTTAACTGTGATTTGATTTACTGTTCCATTGGAATCGATGATTACATCAACAGTCAAACCAGTACCTTCAACCTGTGCGCTAGTTGCAACCGCAGTAAACGTAGTGCTTGCTGTATATGATGTAGGAACTTGTGTTAAAGTCGCATTGTCGAAGGCAGAGACAACACCCTGTGCTGGGACTGCGCGAAGTCTTAAACCACCAATAAGTTCAACATCCTTTTGGGATCTAACTTGTAAAATTGTTTGACCAACAACATTAACATTCAATGCTGGAACAAGTGAAGTTCCATTCAAACTCAATGTGCCAGGTGTTTGATATTCAAAGTTTGCTGGGTGAACAACAGTTGCCATGTTGTTCTTGTAGGTCAGAGTGGTGTTGTTTATTGCTAAGCAATTCTGACCTGCTGCAAAGAATTCAAAAGTATCTTCGTCAGAACCTGGAGAAGATTCTGTAAGGATGTAGGTATCCTGGTCAACGTCACGGACACCACCCAGAGAAACAAAGTCAGATCCGTTGAAACCTTCAAACTGTAACTGGGTTGTGTTGAATCTGATTGCACCAGTTCTCACATCGAGAGCATCTGGTCTAGAAGTGGTAGGACCAGCAGGAATAATCAGAGCACCTTCACTATCAATAAGAACATCCTTATTGGAAGAAGGTTTAATAATGACACCTTGACCATCAACGTCAATGACAGTAATTGTTCTTCCAGAACCACCACCAACAGAAGGAATAGTGATAGGATCACCTACTCTATAGTTTTGACCCTTATCAACGACAGTAACTGTTGAGAAGTCTCCAGATGCAACTGTTACAGTAACAGTCAGACCTGTACCAATTCCTGTAGTAGTGGTTGCAACATCAGTATACGTACCATCAGTATATCCAGATCCAGTACCTGTGATCTGCAGATCTACAACCTGACCAAAGGAACGAACTGCAGCTGTGCTATTGTTCTGAACAACATTATCTCGGAAACGCAGGATACCAGCGTCGAGATTACCACTAGCAGTAATATCACCTGTTACGGTGTCAATATTAAATGTCTCTGTAGTGCCATCTGTAATAGAAAACTCTACGTTAGTACCGCCACCGAATACAAAGTTTCCACCACCTTTAGTTGTCAGGTTTAGTGGAACATCAATATCAGTACCATTAGTTGTAATGGTAGAATTTGAAAGAATCTCAACGTTTGTTGCTGCAGCACCAACAGTAAGTTTTGGTGTAGCAGTATCTACTTTAAAGAATGGAGTAGTAGCAGTCAGAGATGCATCTACAGTAAGACCAGTAGATGTGACACCATTTGTATCAAGGATTGCTTTCTCAACACCTACAGCAGCAAATCCAAGTTGATCTGCGGCATATCTGTAGAAACCTGTTTGAGTGCTATTCGCCATCGCCAAAGATGGTGTAGCAGCGCCTCCATCATCAATGGTGATAAGTGCCTGAGCAATGGTGCTCTGTGCACCAGAAACATTAATACCAGCAGAGAATGTACCTAGTCCAGATACGGTAGCAGTTCCACCAGCAGTGAAATTAGCAACAGCAACATCACCACTAAATGCACCTGTAGTACCAGTGAATCCACCTGCAGATGAGATAGATGCCGCTGGTGCAGTAATAGCACCTGATGGTTCAATAGTGACTTGCGAACTAGATGGACCTAACTTGAGGATACCGTCTTGAGTAAGTTCAAGATTTTTAGTATCACTAACTGTCGCAATAGTTAAATCTATGCCAGTTCCCTGAGTTGCTCCAGTTCCACCGACGGGTCCAAGGAACAAAGTATCCTGTTGTTCAAATGCAGAACCTGGTGTTGATACTGTTGCTGCTACTGCAAAACCAACATTAGTAATTGTATATTGGAAACCGCTACCACCGCCTCCTCCGACGTTAGCATCATCAACACTAAGAACATCACCGATTTGATATCCTTCACCAGCAAGTGAGATATCGGTTACAGTGGTAATACCTGTCTGCTCAGAGTTAATAGTGTATACAAAACCACTACCAGTTCCACCAATGTCTGCCGCATCAACATTAAGGGTATCGCCATTCTTGACGTTTTGACCTTGTGCTGTAATTGCAACTGTAGTGATTGCACCACCAGAAATGGTGAGGTTAGCGGTCATTCCAGTACCAGATTGACCTGCAGCACCAGTAGTCCAGGTAACTTCACCTGGTTCAATCATTCCTTGACCGTGAGTTGTGCAATTCAAATATGTTGTTGATGCACTAGCACTAACACCAGGAGCAACTGAAAGTTCAAAATAAGAATTAGCATCACCTGCAGTGCCTGAGGTTCTTTCGGTTACACCTGTTTGTGCAACACCCAAAGCGAGCGGATGGTTGGCAACACTAGAATCACTAGTGTCAAACCTATATGTGTTATCATCTACAAGAGCAATATTAGCTGCTTCGTTACCATTGATCAGATATCTGTTAACTGATGTGTCAACCGTGTCAACTGTAGCGCTAAATCCACCTGCTGCAGTAATATTGTCTTGCTGAGCATCTAAGAAAGTTCCACTTACGTTATTATAATATACGTAACTTTGATCAGCAGGAACTGCTGTAACAGTAGCGGTTGCTCCAGATGTAGAACCAGTAATAGTAGCACCAACAGCAACTGTACCAGTTGGAGAAGAAAGGGTTAGTTTTCCTCTCTGTACAACAGTTACTGTATATGTTGTAGTTGGTGGGTTTCTAAATTCAGCAGAGATAAGTGGGTTATCTGTGTATCCAGAACCACCGTTTGTGATGACACCAGCAAAACCAGGAATTGTAAACGTTGCTGTTGCACCAGTACCACTACCAGAAGTAGTAAATGCTACGTTTGAGTATGTTCCTGCAGTATATCCAGAACCTGATGAAGTGACATTACCAGTGAGAGACTGAATATCAACATCAATGATAGCTCCAGTACCAGCACCTCCAGTGAGAGTAATTGTTGGAGCAGATTCATATCCAACACCTGGAGTGTCAAGAACGATAGAACCAACTCTACCTTCCTGTTCATTCAATACTGGTGTTACAGCAGCAGGAGTTGTTGGGTCCTCATATCCAGTAGTGTCAAGTTCTACTGTAGGAAGAGTTCTATAACCTAAACCTTGCTCTGTGAGAGTAATGCTGTCAATTGCAAAACCAAGAACAGCAGTACCTGCGGCACCACTACCAGTAGTATCACCCTGCAGATTGGTGAAAGTTACGCCTGGAGGAGATCCTGCAGGATAATCACCAATAGTTGCAATTGCAACACTATCAACTGAATATCCAACAACAGCGGAAAGTTGCTCTCCACTACCAGCAGCATCGGTAATAGTTATTTGTGGAGCATTTCCATATCCACTACCAGGATTTGTAATCGTAATAGTATCAATAACACCACCAGTTTGACCTACAGTAATTGTTGCAGTAACACCAATGAAGAATTGGAAACCTGATGGACTACCAGAAAGTGAAAGTGCAGTCCCATTATTTGCATTTGCTTGGGAAGATGCTACTTTGATGGTATTAGAATCTACACGAATAGCATAATATGTGTTACCACTTGTAAGACCACCGATTGCTACAGCAGTGGCATCGAGTGAGGTAGCATCATATGTCATCTCCATACCAGTTTCAAAGGTATGAGATGTAATAGTAATTTCGTTTGCAGATGTATCTACTGTAGTAGAATCTGCAGTAAATGAGTTTTGTGGCGGTGGATCAACCGCACCAGTAGGCGCTGCAAAGTTAGTACCACCAGTAATAATATCTACACTAAGTAAAGTAGATGCAGTACCAAGGTTAGTGCTACCTACCGCTGCTCCAGTGGAGAATGCAACTGTAGGAGCTGATGTATAACCCGAACCTCTATTCGTTAAGTTAACAGTCTTAACACCACCTGTAGATGCCAGGACCGCAGTTGCTGTTGCTTTTAAGAATGGTTCAGTAAATGCATCAGTTGACTGTGTGCCACCTGCATATCCACTACCAGCAGAAACAATGTTGACAGTACCAAGACTTCTCTTGATAACAACAAAAGATCTTGTAGAGAAGTTAGATGCCTCAGAAGATCCAAATACTGTACTTCCTCTAAATCCACCAATCTTTAGAGCACCTTTAACTGAACTACCAAAAGAAATGGATTTATCTACATCAAAGTAGATTGCTTCTTTAACAATAGTTTCTGCGTTTACAACAAAGTCTTCTTGACCAGAAGGGTCAACGATTACCTGACCTGTCGTAGATGTCAGACTGTTACCAGCAAGTCTTAAGTTTCCAGTTTCAATGTATGCTGGATAGATGTTAGTAGTACCAGTTCCATCACTCAATGTGATGTTGGCAGCAGATTGTGCTTGAGAAGTTGCTTGGAACTGAACGTTACCTGTATTTTGGTCAACTACAAAAGCATCACCAACTCTAAAGTCACCCTTTTCGTTAGTTGATGAATAGAATACTTTACCGCCATTGAGTTCAGTAACTTCATTTGCCTGAACTGCCAATGATGGGTCATTGGAGAAGTCAGCATCTGCACCAATATATGCAAAGTTGTGACTTGTCAGAAGCAGTTTTACACCAGCACCATCTGCAACGGCACCCTTTGTACCATAGATGTTTGCAGAGGAGATGGAGCGCAGTTCTGCACCAAACTGAGAGTAGTCAGCAGTAATTACTGAGGTTGCAGAATCTCCACCGCTAGAACGAACGTCAGAAATACCACCAGATGCATCATCAAATGTTGTGAGTGCGTCTGTTCCATTAGCGTGCAGCAGGAGTACAGTATTCAGATCTGATGAATATTCAGTAGTTGTTGGTGTAAATGCACCAGTGAAACGACCAGCACCTTTACTTACACGGACTTCATCAATATGTCCAGTAAATTCTTCTGTAGGTGCAGATGTATCATAATTAGCACCGATTGCCAATGGTTTTGTAGCACCATAGTCATTTGTATCGGTAAACGATGCAACCTGTGTACCATCAACGAAGATGCGCGTTGTACCACCGCTACGTGCCGCTGCAATGTGGTACCAAGTACCTGTGGCAAGAGAACCACCAGACTGTGCCGCACCGTTGCCTACGGCGTAATTAAGCGTGTATGGTGAGGTACCTGACAGATACATTGTAGGTGCAGTATCTGTAGCAGATGCATCACGGAAGTCAAAAATTCTTTGTGTGCCAGAACCACCATTTGGTCTGATGAAGCATTCAAAGGCAAAGTTGGAAGTACCAAAACCAAAGTCATCGGAGGTTGGTACAGTCAGTTGGTCCTCAGTTCCGTCAAACAGAATTGATGCTGTACCAAACTTCTTCTGAGCAGTGTCTAACTGAGTGTCACCAAATCTAGAGGTACCCTTTGCTGGTTTCAGTGTAGTTACAAACTCACCAGTGCCCTTACCAGTAATGAATACATATGTACCATCGTTGCTAGCGACTGTACCACGAGCAACTGCTTTCTTGTAAGTTACGTTACCTGAAGTAGTTCCAGAACTACTATCAGTGTATGTAAAACTATTAGCGTTGACTACTGTTACCTGATAGAATCCATCATTAGCAGAACCACTAATGTGGTCAGCATAGATGTAATCGTTTGTGGTCAAACCGTGTGCGGTTCTTGTTACAGTAACAGTAGTTCCACTTCTAGCGTAAGTACCAGACTGGAAACTATCTTCTAACTGATATGCAACTTCGTTAGTAGAGAATGTCCCACTAACACCACCAAGTTTTAATCGAGTATTTCCTGTACCGTATCTACCAGTAGCACCTTGAACACCTTTAATACCTTCAGATGCAAAGTATACGAATGAGTTCAACCACTCAACACGTACACCGTTAGTAACAAGTAAACCTACAGCATTAGGTACAATAAATGTACACTCATTGAAGAGAATTGCAGATTCAATGCTGTTGGAGTTGAATACTGCACCATCCAACTTAGCACCACGACCAGCGTCACCTTGAGCAAATCCATATGGATCAGTGCCAGAAGTTACACTACCTTTGGTAAGTACAGTTACTCTTTCAATATATGGAGATTTTTCAGAACTCAATGATGCTGCACATACAAATCCATAACCAGTATCATTACCAGAGTTATAGAAAAAGTCCTTGATTGTCAAATCGGAGACATGGGAATCCCCTTCAAGAACAAAAGCGTTTAAATCATTGGTTCCACTAGTAGGTCTAATCTGTGTAGAGCGAAGATTAGTACCACGAAGTGTTACACCGTCAGGAACGGTGAGTGGGAAAGTTTCTTGATAATCACCAGGAGCAACTAAAACAGTATCACCAGAGGATGCTAAACTAAGTGCTTTAGCAACTGTTAAGAATGGCGTATCTGGGTGGAGACCGTTGTTGCCTCCATTTGCTAGTGTGTTATTATTTGTTCCTACCGTGGCAACATAGTAAGTATTGCCCTGACCATTCGTGATGTCAGTAGCAAGCATTGTGGTAACAACCTCACCTGTATTAGGTTTTTGGTTTGCAACCTCAATAATATTTGCACCATTTCTGGCGTATAGTTTTCGATCAGCTATATTAAGCGCGACTTCTCCGTCTTCTAAGTTAGAAGTCGTCGGTACTGTCGCTGCTACCGTTGATCTCTTGAGCTTGATTCTCGTTGCCATCTATAGCATTCTCAATAGATTGTTGTTCTTTCATACTATTTAACTGACTTCTCAAATCTTGAAGTTGTGCTTCAAGCATCACGTTTGTCAAAGTCAATTCAGAAACTTTACGTTGTAGTGTAGCAATAACAATTTGTACATCCATATTTAACTCCGTCAGAATGTGCCCCCGTCGATTGTGTTAGTCCAGACAGGAACACCAGCGGATGTTACCGTCAAAACTTGATAGGAGGTTGTGGCATCATTACCAGTACCTGGGTTTGCCATGTTTGCAGCATCAGTAACCTGCAAAGGACCTGCAGTATTACCGTAAACGATACCGTTAGTGGTAAATGTGCTAGCACCAGTACCACCGAACTGAACCTCAAGGTCAGTGTCAAGTTCCAGATCACCCAGAACAACGGTACCACGGTTACCATTTACACCAAATACGGTGTTAGTGTCAGTGGCATCCTCAATGAATGTCCATGCACCAAGTCCATCAGCACCGCCAGTGCGATCATAACCAAAGAAACCAAACTTAGCACCTGCACCACCGTAGTAGTGAACCTTAACACCACGATCCAGAGCATCGTCTGCAGCGCGGGTTACTGTCAGTGCTTGTCCAGCAAGGATATTACCAGTAATAGCAGCACTCAAAGTAAGTGTGCTAGCACCAGTATTGATTGAACTGATAGTTGTGCCGTTTGCAATGTTTGAACCAGTTACGGTATCACCAGCAGTAAACCCTTCTACACGGTCAACAATGATGTCAGTAGCACCACTAGTTGCCTGAGTTGTTACTGTAATCTCAGTAGTAGGATCACCAAGTTCAATGGTAGGATCGTTAACCGACATATTTGCCGAGTTAACAGTGGTCGTCGTACCATCAATTTGGAGGTCACCTTTGATGATGACCAGACCATCGGCATCCCCACCTGCTGGGAATGGGTCAATGATCAGTTCTGTGCCAGAAGTTGTGGAAAGAACATTACCATCCAATTTAAGTTGGTCAATGGTAATTTCACCAGTCTGTGCAGTATTACCTGTAATGGTTGTTTGACCATTAAAAGTTACACCGTTTTGGAAAACTGTGGTAGAGTTGACAGTAAGTGCATCAGTGGCATCTGTACCCAAGATGACACTATCGTCTACTCTAAGATCTTTAGTCCAAGTGGTTGCGGCAACACCAATACCACCTGCATATGTTACACTAGCAGTAGTTCTATTAGAGGCATCTGTAGTGTCAGCGTAGTTGACTTGTACGCCAGTACCATATGTCCAATCTGCACCATCAACCTGGATTCTATCTGAGGTTGCTTCGTCATAGCGAATAGAACCATCTTTGCCTGCACCGAAGTACAGCTTCATGTCATCGTCGAGGAGCAGGTCGGGGGTAGTTGCTCCAACACGAGTGATCTTGAGAGCTGCATCGGCGTCAACAAATTGCAGTTGAACGTCGCCAGTTGTACCAAACTCTAATTCTTGACCATCTTCGATTACTAACTTACCTGTGCCATTTGCACGGAAGATAAGATCAGTATCTGTAGTGCTAGTCGTGATGACATTAGCATTCAGTTGAATGTCATCGACTAACCAGTTATCAATCTTAGAGTTACTGTCTACAATAACTGTAGAACCTGCAGTCAATGTACCATGTACATGATCAAGCAGATCAGTAAAATATCTACCACCAACGACCTGAGCAGCACCGTTATTATCACCGATAAACAATCGGTCACCAGCGTTTGCCTGCGTGCCGTTAGCACCTGTTGTTACGGCAAGTTCACCGTATGTAATAGTACCTGGAGCGACACTCCCTGTACTTCTTTTAATTAGGATGGATGATGCCATCAGAACGAACCCCCGTTGATCGTGATGTTATTTAATACGTTAGTTGGTACAAACTTGCTATTAGCGTTATCATAAACCAGAACAGCTCCTTCAGCGAGACCGCCCTGGGAAGTATCCGTCAGATCGATATCGGACAAACCACCAATAGTTCCGCCACCACCGCCTGTGGCAACTCTAGTAACTCTTGGTACTGATTGATCTCCGAATCTAAGACGTGCCATTAGATAGTAACTCCTTCTAGAACACTTACAGTGCCTTCCAATACTCTAGTTTTGAGACCAGAGGCAGAAGTAATAACAACATCATATACGTATCTACCAGATTTCATACCAGCAGTTACTGTATTCCCTAGAGATAACTGGACTTGTCCAGATGTAGCAGGTGATAAAACTGCTGCTGTTACAGTGGTAGAAGTGCTACTTGTGTAGTGCTTCTTAATTAAACACGCAACAGTATACCCAGTCAAATTGAAAGGAGTTCCATTATCGTTTTCAACAGTGAAATCGATATTGAAATCAGATCCTTGGTAGATCAATAAATTGGATACAGCAGAAGCCATTCTCTACAGAATTCCTTATATTATTTAGCCTACGACTATTTATCTTGTTGTTGAACTAACTTACCAACAAGATCTTTTAGTTCATCGATCTCTGCTCTGAGAGATTCTAGTTCCCTATCTTTTCTTTTGGACTGGTTTCTTGCTTTGATGTATGCGTCGTAGGCACTTTCATCAGTATTTACGATTGCATTACTACCAGGATCCCTGCCTAGGTTGTTGTGACCATCGACAGGGATCAATTCAATATTATCTTCCGTCATGCCAGAGCAATTCCTCTAAAGTCCTTCACTCTAGGTATGTATGGTTGATCATAACCAATAAATGCAATCTTAATTTGGAATGCATCAAATTCCTCTACATCTTCGACAGAGAACTCATAATCAGTAAATGTTTCGATCTCATTCTGTGGAACAAGAACACCACTATCTGCTCTACCATCTGTATTGAAGAACTGGAATTGCAGATCGTCTAGACTTGCTGTGCTACCAACAGGAACCAACTTATACATCACTCTGATGTTTGATGGTGTCCAAGTATTTGCAGAAAGCATTACTTTCAAACTTGTAGCAGCATTTGCAAGGCGTGCAACTTTAGTAATGTAGTTTGCTGCACACTCACCACCAACACCTGCGCTTGGTTCAATGTTATTATAAACATTGGCAGTAGTGATGATTGAACATCTTGTCAAGTCAATTACAGGGGAAAGATGATCATTCTCAGATTGAAGATCTAACTCCATAGTAAAGGACTTAGCATTATTCATTCTGTTTTGCTCATTCAATTCATGAGCAATAACTTTAGTTGTTGGGAAGTAGTTCTCTTCTCCTAAAGTTACGTCAATGTAAGTCGTATCTTTGACGAAAGA